TCATAGTATAGACTAGCGTCGTCCTTTCCGTTAAACTTGAGAAACATCCCAAGAACCGTGGTAATCTTCGTCATTGAAATCATAACAACTCCAAAACGATTCTTGCGTCATACTTCATTTCGTACATAGGCCATACTTCCGGCCTGTGATGCACCACGCCAGACAGTAGCCTGAACGCCACAAACTCACCAAGAGTTTCTTTAATTATTTTGTCGATGACTAGCGGCTCGCTAGATCCGTCGATCTCTATTGTTACTTTACTGTTCATCACAATTCAAATTGATGTAGTTCGTCATTGAAAATGTTCCCATCATGGTATCTGTACCTATTGATCGCCTTTTGGATCTTCATATCGCCCCGCTTTAAAAAAGCTTCTGAGCATGAGAAGAACCCTACGTCGAACGGTTCAACAGTCTGTACTACCACGAAGTAAAAGTCCTTGCCATTCATTGCTCTGGTGAGCGAGGCTTGGATATCATACCCAAACTCATTCGCGTCAAACCGGAACTTACTGAGTGGCTTGCTCGTCGTCTTGAGATCTATCGACATGTCTGGCCTGTCATAGTCAATGATACAGTGGCCTTTGAACTCGTGCGAGAATCCCTTGACTGTGTTGAAGTACTTGCGCTCAGGTATGCCGTCAACAAAAGTGTCGTCGAACAGCCCTAGCTTCTCGACCTTATCCACGATTAACATGGCAGTACCCCAATCCACCCTAGAAACAACCATCTTCGTTCCAGCCTGTTTTTTAAAGTCAGATAAGAACTCAGCGTACTTCTTTGTAGATGTCGGTCTCTTACCTCCAATCTCTTTGATTATCTCAGCATCATCCAATACAACATACTTATCCATAACTGTATCGGGTTCTAAGATCAATGAGTGTACAAGTGTACCGAAGTCCATTGCTTTGGACACCTTGAACTCCCGCGCCAGATAAGACCTGAACGCAGACATACTAACTACCAACTTTTTCAGTTGAGAGGGCGAGAAATAATCCCGCCCATGGGTCAACTCTAGCATAAATACCTTATTTTAAAAATTCTTCATATACCTTCTTACTCACTTTGTACTGTGTTAGACAATTATCCTCTTTGCACTGCATAACGACCTGCTGAGTGCCGGCCGGGGTCACAGTGATACCGTGGTAGTCTACATGGCTAGATCCACAGCTAGGGCAACTGTATCGTTGTTTTCCTAGCAAGACTCCCATGTGTGTGACTGATCCAAAGTAAGGCTTGAATGAGTGGTACATATCCTCAGTAGCAACGATATCCCCGATGTTGTAATCAACCATCTTCTTGAGATATTCTTCTTGCTGTTCAGGCGTACCGTCCTCAATCATCTTCCACATAATGATGCCCTCGTGAGACTGCTTGTTAGTGATCCCTTTGTACTTGGTCAAGAAAGCCATTGAATAGCCCGGCAATCGTGCCACGCGCTTCATCTGCTTCATGATGTCAAAGGATCTAACATAGTTGTTCACAGGAACACCAAACTTAATTGCTCTAGCAACAAGCCATCTGTTGTCAAACCTGTCGTTGTTCTGACCAATGATAACGTCAGCCGAATTGTAGATCGGCATGAACTCACGAATCATATCCTCGTCAGAGTGGTCTTTATCCCAAGTAAGGTGGTACACCTCATCCTCACCGATCCATTTCCATGCGATCGAAATGATGCGAGGCTCTTGCACCATATCTGCGACACCGTTGTAGGTTTTACCAGACCACCACGCTTTAAACGTAGCTCTGCTAGTCTCAATATCGTAGACCAGAAGTCTCGGGTTCTTGTTCACGCGGTCGTCCAGTTCTTTGACCTTTTCCGGTGAAAGCCTGTACCGCCTACTCTTGTTCAGGGTCAGACCCATCTCCAATGCAAGGCGATCATCCAGACGATAGCGATTCTTAGAATCACCGTAATTCTCTCTAATCTTCTTCATACAGTTATTTTAACATTAGCATTCCGCGGTCAATGTAAACGTCACCGACCACAAACTCATACTCGGCAGACTCTATCTTAGCCACCTCTCTTTTCACGTCGTCAATATAGAACACCCCGCAACTCTCGCCTTTCTCCGCTCTGCGGATATCTTTAATGGCTTCTACGATTGCATTGGACGTTATCATACTAAAGAACGTGTAAGCCGTAGCTTTAGCTTTGTCGTAGCGGAAAATACTCAAGAGTAGCTTGTCCACTATCTTTGGCTTTATAATAAAATCTACGTCGAACTCAGAATATCTGTACACTAGACCACGCTTGTAGACCGAGGTCTCAGCAAAGTCTAGAATACACTGGCCTAGAGGCTCATTATAACGATCCTCTTTGATAGCTAGATCAACTGCTATCTGTAGCATCTTCTTGTCTATCATTCGATTCCTAGATTATCCATGATTTGAGTTATCTCTCCCATGTTAAGAAGGATCTCCGCTTTCGGATACCCTGCTTGCCTAGCAAGATTCTCAGGTGTGATATTAATCTTCATTGTATCCATCTGGATCAATGCGTTAGTAATATCCGAAACAAACCTATTGTTGTCATCCCGCTCGAATGCAGTGAATAGAATCACCGCGTCTTTCGATCGGCTATAACCAACAAACCTTTTATCGTCCACCAACAAATCAATCTTGTTATCCTTCATTTTTATAGTATTTTCTATTAATGTTGTATCGCCTTCTACTACACTTAGGGCATCCTTGCCTGTCGTCAACAAGGTTACGGCGTTGCTTGTGAAACACTCCATGTTCATGACAAATGATCGGCATCTTCACGTTGCACTTTAGGTGCTTTTCTTCTATGAGACTTAGATCGTACCTGTCCTCACCGTGTACTTCTTCAATCGACTGCTTGACGTACCACATCTTATTCATTACCTGACGTATGTTAGGTCGCCTCATGGCTCTTACCTTATCCATGCGTATTCTGTATTGAACATCGTTCTGATCCCAAGCAAGCACATAGAAAACCCTCTTGCCCTTTACGCGCTGGACAATGACCTTGTAGTCGGTCAGCGAGTATCTTCTCGCATACCGGTCGGCCAGTGATCTCAGTGCGGGTGGTATTCCTATTGCTTTATCCGCCATTTTCAAATAGTTTTGAATAGTATCGCCCTGCGATATTATCGTTGTAATAATCTTTCTTTTCTATCACCCTGTTCAAGAATAAATAATACTCCTCTTTGTACGACAACATCTGCTTGTTGGTGGCAAAGCACAAGATAACTCTTGTGTGTGCATCACCTCGCTCTATTCGCTTCTTTGCTGTCGGATTAGAGGTAGCGTACTCCTTCCAGTTTGATTCAGTAGTGACCATCTCGTACTTTTTCAGTCGCTTGTCCGTCATAGCGGCTATCTTGCGCTTACCGAATCTCTTTTTACGAGTTGACCAGAACTGCTTCCTGCCTATGTACTTCATCCCGTCCTTGAACGTGATCTCATACACAAACCCGAAACTCCCTTTAGGTGGCTTATCTACCGTGATAAAACCTGTACCTGTAAAGTGGCTCCAAATCATTAGAATGGTATTTCTTCTTGAGGTGGATCTTGCTTCGGTTCTTCCTTTGCAAGAATATCTCTAGAAAATTGTTTATTACCTAGTCCGTCCTTCTCGTAAAATCGAGAGGACATATAGTCATAGTATAGGCTGACTTTACCGCGTTTACCCATGATCTTAGGCTTGACTTTCAAGACTTCAATGATTGTCTCATTGCTCTCGTATGGTCTATCCTCGTCAGGGTGTATCAGCTCAACGGGTGGACGCCACAGAGAGAGTACCATGTACCCTTTCCGGCTCCACATCATCCCGCCCATCGTGTCAAAAAACGTGGGTTGCGGGTAATACAACATTGTCGTTCCATCGTCCATCTTCTTGCTCAACGCTTGCATTGCTTTGGTGTGTATCGCAATGAATGTGTGAATCATCTTCTCTGAACTGAACTTACGAACTCTCGTCAAAAACGATCCTAGCGCAATATCATCACGCTTATTGTCCGGGTTTATGTTCAGCTCCACGATCGGATCAATCACAATGGCGTCAATCTTTATCTCATCCTCTTTCTCTATGTCCTCAACAGCTCGAAAGAAGCTCTCTGCTGTGAGATCTTTTAGTCCAGAGTCTATGATATAGAAGTGTTTCTCTATGAACGCATAGGCCGCTTCTACTTCCTCCTCAGACGCATTTACGATATCGTTCTTCAAGAACGGTTTACGCAATACAGCCCAAAGTATCTCAGCGTACAAGTCGGTGGGGCTTCCGCCCTCTGGTGAAAAAATGGCAATCCGGTAGTCGCTATATTCCGCTAGATTGATAAGTATCTCGTATAAGATTGCTGTCTTACCAACTGCGGGTGAAGCGATAATGAATGTCATGCTTCCCGGCTTAACTGAGTAGTGGTCGTATAAGTTTTCAAACCCGGGATGATCCCCGCGTTTTAGACCGTTGTGTCTCAGATCTTCAAGTCCTGCACGAACGTCCGTTACTCTGTGGACGAAATCGTTGCTTGGCCTACTCTGCTTTAAGTCTATGCTCATTTCCTTTTCCTACGAAAGAATAGCAAGAACTTGACAAGCCTGAGAAGGATCTTACGTTCAGCCGTGGTCATTAAAGCCCACTTAGCTTCACCCTCGATCTCCATCGAAGCTTTCTCTATCATGCTCTTGGCATCTTTCAACACTCCTATCTTGAAATTCATAGTCTTGATATCATCGTTTATGTCACCATCGGATAGCACCCAACCGCCAGTAATATGCTCAAGCAAATTCTCGGTCTCGTCTATCTCGTGGTCAATGTATTTAAACAAACTCATTTATTCATCAATATTAAATCTGCAATATCGTCCCCTTGTTCGGCCTCATCCGCATCCTCCATTACGGTGTTCACGGTGATTCCGAGGGGTTGCAATTTCTTTTTCCAAAATTCATACCCGCCCTTATCCGGTATAGCTTCCACGTCATAGTCTCTCAGCACGGACAGTTTCTTCTCATTGAGATTACTCATACCGCCCGTGGCCAAGAATAGACTATCGGGAAACTCAAGCATACAGATCAATGCGGTCTTTTCACTTTCTACTAGGTAGATGCTACCTTCTGAGGCATCAAAGTTCTTTAGCAAATGCTCTCCGAAAAGGCATTGCTCTAGCACGAACTCAAACTCGTCTATGAAATTATGAACCCAATAGATGTGACTATAAGGCTCTTTCACTCGCTTACCGTTGGAAGGATCATAAAGGATTATCTTCCCGGTTCTGTACCTACCTTTGCTATCTCGTTGGTAGAATACCGTAGAGTTGTTCCATTTCCTGCTCGATTCTCGGACTATGTATTTGGCATATACACTCCTCACGTCCTCCTCTCGATATAACCCAACCAAGTACCTATACAAATGGTCGTTGAATTGACTTAACGAAATGTCCTCGTACCTCAAAAATGTAGGCTCCTTGTATTGCGGTACAAAGCCACCTACTACCTTGGTGTTGTCAGAGGGTGGTTTATGGTAGCCACAACTGTTTTCGCTGTTGCACCTACCATACTCATCCCCGACGTAGTTTCCGTCTGTGTCGATATAGCGAGCAAAGTTTCGCTTCTTCCCACAATTAGGGCATGTAAACCGTGTTTTTTGCCCATTGTACGGCTCTAGCCTATACTTATAACCTTGCTCAACCATATTACAACACAAAAATAGACAGTAGCACCATCGTAATCATGAAGATTGCTACTGGATACAGGATCCATCTGCCAATAACTGGCATACGATCCCATGCTTGTTCTTTAATTTTCTTCCACATGATTAGAATGGTAGTGGATTATCATCATCATCCTGTCCTTGATCCGCATAAGCGTTGGACGCAACTTGCTTGTTACGATCTGAGAAGTCGAATGCCTTTCCCGAAGATTTCAGGTAATTCACAGGCGCACCCGCATCTCTCTCGTCCTTAGTTTGTTGCTCAACAACATAATGCGTGTTGCCATACTGATCCGGTTCCTTACGCTCTTTAACCGTAAAGTTCCAATAGTGGCAACCGTTGGCGTGAACTTTGATTTTGTCCTTACTGATTGATTTTACGTCAATACTACAATTAATGATTTTGCTCATCTTTTTCTGTTTGTTTTTGAAATGTTAATAATCTTAGCATCTTTGTGTGTCCACAGCAATGCCTTCGTGCTACCGATCCAATACTGGATCTCATCACCGAGGCGAAACTTTATCCTATAATCTCGCATCTCGTGATCGTGCAGAATTTTACCTGTCACTTCACTTCTTTCAATTTTTCATGGAGCATGCCCATGACGTTAAACAATAACCCGTTAAGGTTCCTAATCTCATCCTCCCTGCTCTTAACTCCGCGATGGTCACACCACACATCGAAGAAGTGTCTCCACAAGGATTTCATGTAGGCATCTTGGGGTATCCCCTTCTGCCAATTATCACCATCTCTGAGTGATCCGTCTGCCATCTTACGGTTGCTGTGCATATACTCTGCATAACTTTGCAATACCGTAGGACTGAGGAATCCCTCAAAGTCTAGTTTATCTTCGTCTAAATCTCTTGACGCACCTGTGTCAAATGTCCTGAAAGCTTTTTCCGTATCGGTCTCCTTACTCATTCCAATTATGTCTGCAAAAAGCCATTCAACTCGCTCCTTATCGCCACGGACATTTGTCTGACATGGAATTTTGTCGTCATTCTCCAACCCGAATAAGTCCCTTGCTTCTACTGGCGAGATCTCACGTATTGGCCTTTTCATTCCAGTTCCTAACCCGTGTACATACAACTTTTTCGAGTCGTCATTATACGACAAGTAGTACTCTACTTTCTTTCTTATTTCTAAAAAATCCTCCTTAGCTGTTGCTTGCATATTACAGTCCTTTAGATTTAGCTTCTATGTAATCACTCACTTCTTTGATCTTGTCCGCAGGTTCAGCATAGGTCTTGAGCTGTTGCTTGACTACCTCAGACTGACCGTCATCGACGTACTTCTTCATCATCCCGACTATATCGTCAGTCAATGCTTTCTTAACAGGAGCTTTCTTAGCAGGGGCTTTCTTGGCCGGAGCTTGTCGCTTCTGCGTGTTTTCTGTCGTGTCAAAGTCTAGTGAGTTGTCAACAATTCCAAAGACGGATTGTTTCAGGTATCGCTCCGTGTAGGTCACAGCACCACCGAGCTGTTGGGCGATATTAGTGGCTTTGATTTCAGGAATGGCCGTAGCCATCTGAACTTCCATGATGTCATCTGAGTCAAGATCATAAATCCTGAGCAGTCCTGTAACTCCAAGACTGTCTCTTTCCAGATCGAACAGGGTAAGCAGTCCAACGGTCTGACAAGCGTCATCGACCAGCCTATGCACCTGATCCGGTGTAAAGTACTCGTACTTCGAGAAAGTATTCTTTCCCGCTTTTTTCATCTTCGTTCCAGAGATGATTTTCCTAGCTTCTGCTAGCTTTTGTTGCAAACTTAGTTTTGCCATAATGAATTGTTTTTATATTAAACGTAAGATTCTTGTTTATATTGCACAGACTGTGCAGTTTTTTTTAATTACCCATTTGTCTGCAGGGTCTTGCCACTCCGTAAGTCCACAACATCGCGTTTAAGGTACTTTTTAGCGTGTTTAACGGCTTCAATCTTGTTTTTGAATGTAGTACACTCGGCAAGTACTAAAGCTCCGTTAGATCGCTTAAAACAGACTATTGCTCTTTTGTAATCTA